TGTTGTTACTGAAACAAATTTAGAAAACGATTACATAAAAATAAGATTCCCAATTGAAATAGAAGAAATTGAAATCCCTGGTATTGTTCATGGATTGAAAATAAAATATTGGTTAAAGACTTCAAAAACAGATGATTTTCTTATTAGTGGAGAAAATATTATTGCTTTAACTGAAATACACGGTGAAGCAATCGAGTTTTATAAGGATAGTTTATATAAACTTGAAACTGGAGATACAGAAGTTAAAAGAAAACATAGAAGTTATCCTGAGGGGCGAGTTTCTATTGATAAAGATATGGGTCTTTTATCCTCTATTGAAGATGCTAGAACACTACTTGAACTATTGTTCTTAGAAGATTCATATGATAAAGAAGATTCAAAAGACTCTAAGTAACTATATTCTTTAAAGCTTTATAGCTTCTCTATTAACCCTGACAAAGTTATCCTACTCGAAATCGGATGACTTGTCAAGCCCCCCCTATATGTGCTATTGTGGGTAACGAAGACAAATTAGAATATAATGTCAAAACAAAAAGAACATTACGTAAACAATAAAGACTTCTTATACGCAATTGTTGAATATAAGAAGAGAGTTGAATTAGCAAAAAAAACTGGCGACAAAAAACCACCAGTGGGTGAGTACATAGGAGGATGCTTTTTAAAGATTGCCCAGCATTTATCCTATAAACCTAATTTTGTCAACTACATGTTTAAGGATGATATGATAGGTGATGGTATTGAGAATTGCATCACCTACATCGATAATTTTAATCCAGAAAAATCTACCAATCCTTTTGCATATTTTACACAGATTATTTACTATGCATTTCTTCGTAGAATTATGAAAGAAAAGAAGCAAGTAGATATCAAAAATCGTATGATTGAGAAGTCTGGATTTAGTGAAGTGTTTACTGCAGATGAATATGGTTGCGAAGCATCTTATGACGGAATTAAAAATTCACTTGAGCAAAAGATGAGGTATTGATGAAAGTTGCTATTATTACTGATCAGCATTTTGGCATGAGAAAAGGTAGTCAAATATTTCATGACTACATGAAGAAATTCTATGACGAAGTATTTTTTCCATTTCTGGATAAAAATAAAATTAATACAGTGCTTGATCTGGGTGATACTTTCGACAATAGAAAGTCTATTGATTTTTGGTCGTTAGATTGGGCAAAGAAAAATTACTATGATGTTCTATCTGATAAAAATATTAAAGTATATACAGTAGTTGGTAATCATACTGCTTACTATAAAAATACACTTGGTATTAATGCAATTAATTTGTTACTTCAAGAATATAAAAATGTTCAATTAATAGAAAACCCTGAAACTATAAATGTAGGGGGTCTCGATATTTGTTTCATTCCATGGATTTGTATAGACAATGAGACTGAAACATATAATGAAATTTCAAATACAAAAGCAAAGATCTGCATGGGGCATCTTGAACTATCTGGATTTGAAGCACATGTAGGATACTTTATGGATCATGGTATGAGTCGTGATGTTTTTTCTAAATTCAAGAAAGTCTTTTCTGGACATTTCCATCACAGATCAAATTCTGATAATATATATTACCTTGGTAATCCATATCAAATGTATTGGAATGATTATGGAGATGTCCGAGGATTTCATACGTTTGATACTGAAACTACAAAATTAAAATTTGTAAAAAATCCAAATGAAATGTTTGTTAAATTGTATTACAATGATTCTATAGTAGAACCTTCTGGTATTGATACTAATCTTTACTGTAATAAATATGTAAAATTTATTGTAGAAAAGATAACTGATCATCATAAGTATGATAATTTTCTTGAGAGATTATATAGATCTGATATCCATGATTTGAAAATTATTGATAACAGTAAACAAGAGATTAATCCATCAGGAGATATTGAAGTTGAAGGAACTCTTTCTTTTCTAGAAAAATATATAGAAGAAATTGATTATGAGGATAAAGATAATCTCAAATCAATTATTGGTTCCATTTACAACGAGTCATTGCAATTAGAATAATGTATATTTTATCTTTAAAAAACAATCAAAGAGAAGGGGCATATGCTCCTTCTATTGGAGAAAACAACATTCTTTATCTGTTTGAGGAGGAAGCAGACGCTGAACGACATTGTGGTTTATTAGCAGCAGATGATTATCCAGAGTTAATTCCCATAGAAGTAGATGACAAGAATGCTATTGAAATGTGTATTATGAAAGGATATTCGTATTGTATAGTAAAACCAGAAGATATTATTATTCCACCATCTGAATCTTATGATTGAATTTAAAACTATTAAATGGAGAAATTTTCTGTCCACAGGAAATAATTTTACTGAAGTGAATTTGAACACTCATAATAAAACTTTAATTGTGGGTGAAAATGGAGCAGGAAAATCTACTATCCTAGATGCTCTTTGCTTTAGTTTATTTAATAAACCATTTAGAAAAATTAATAAACCACAATTAGTCAATGCTATAAATCTTGGGGATTGTTTAGTAGAAATTGAATTTTCTATTGGCAAAATAAACTGGAAAATTAAACGTGGGATGAAACCAACTATTTTTGAAATCTATAAAAATGGAAATCAATTAGATCAATCTGCATCTTCTGCAGATCAGCAAAAATGGTTTGAGCAAAATGTTTTAAAATTAAATTATAAATCATTTACTCAAATTGTTGTTTTGGGATCTTCAACTTTTATTCCTTTTATGCAATTACCTGCAGCAGGTCGTAGGGAAGTTATTGAGGATATTCTTGACATTAGGATTTTTTCTACAATGAATACTATTTTAAAAGATAGAGTCAGGGAAAGTAAAGAAGCAATAACTGAAATTGATTATTCTATTTCTATTCTTAAAAATAAAATAGATGTACAAAAACAGTTTATTCAAGATCTTAAAAAACAAAGTGAAGATAATGTAGTTCTTTGGGATGATGAAATTATTAAGATAAAAGAAGAAATTGAATTTAATCAAAAAGAACTTGAAAAATTTATGAGTAGTATTGAGGAGATGACTAAACAGATGAACTCTTATGAAAATCCTCAAACCCAATTGACTCGATTGAATGAATTTAATATCAAATTTAAATCTAAAATTAAAACTCTACAGAAAGAAATTAATTTTTTAACATCAAATGATGTATGCCCAACTTGCAATCAAGACATCACTGAAGAGTTTAAAAAATTAAACATTGATGGAAACAATACAACTATTGATAAATTGATGGACGCTTTGACAGATATTGATTCTAAAGAAAAAAATCTAACACAAACACTCAATTCCAGAAATACGATACAAAAAAATATTACTCAACATCAAAATAAAATTAATAATTGTTTGAGTACGATTAAATGGAAAGAAAATAAAATAAAAGAAACCCAACAAAAAATTCAATCTATCAAAGATAATACAGACAACACTGATCGTGAACTTCAGAAGATGAAAGTTTTAATTAAACAAGGTATGGGACATGAACTTCAAAGAAAAGAATTGTCTAAAAAATCTACTGAGTTGAAAATTATTTCTAACATTTTAAAAGATGGAGGAGTCAAAAGCACAATCATACGAAAGTATCTTCCTGTAATGAATACTCTTATTAATAAAAATCTTCAAGAACTTGAGTTTTATATTAATTTTAATCTCGATGATACGTTTAATGAAACTATTAAGTCGAGGCATAGAGATGAATTTTCGTATGCATCTTTTTCTGAAGGTGAGAAGATGAGAATTGATCTTGCATTATTATTTACTTGGAGAGAGGTTGCTAAGTTGAAGAACTCTGTCAATACAAATATTCTTATATTGGATGAAATTTTTGATAGTTCATTGGATAGCAATGGAACCACAGACTTTATAAATATTCTGAGAACTGTAACAGATGGTAACAATGTGTTTGTGATCTCACACAAAGAGGACATGCTTCACGATAAGTTCGATAATGTGATACAGTTCAAGAAGGTTAAAAACTTCTCCAAACCATTTCAGACCAATGGCACAACTCCCTAACTGGCAACACCACTCAAAGAAAGACAAGCATGGCAAGGGAACCTGTAAAGGTAGAATCCGTGCCAGAAAACAATCTCTCAAACACTTTAAAAAGTGTCACATGGACCGCCCCAAGGGTGGTCCTTTTTTTGTATTGTAGTTCTATTGAAACGACTTACTAATGCAAAACCTTCAAATCAAAGACCGACTTGCCAAGTTACTTGCTGGAGAAAACATTATTGTGGAGCATCGTCAAGTCAGTACGGCATCGTTTGACGTTGAACTACGTTTGTTGACCCTCCCTATGTGGGTTATGTCCTCTGCTGCTGCATATGACATGCTGATTGGACATGAGGTTGGACATGCTTTATATACTCCTCTCTATCAATTAGACCAGTTCATCAGCAATCGAGATGGTTATAAGGATGGTAAGTATAAACAAGTTGAATATTCACATATGAATATTGTTGAAGATATTCGTATCGAAAATTTACTTCATAAAAAGTTTCCTGGGTTTCGTAAAACTTTTAATAAAGGTTATTCTGATCTTCATGCTATGGACTTTTTTGGTGTAGGTGGACGAGACATTGATAAGATGTCTTTTATGGATAGACTTAACCTTCACTTTAAAATAGGAAATGATGTTTTTATTAAATTTAGTGAAGAAGAATTAGATGCAATTGATAAAATTAAAAATAATGTTTGTACGTATGATGATGTTCTTGATTTTTGTTTGGAAGCAAAAGAACTCAATATAAAATCTACTGAGTTGCACAGTAATGATATGACTTGTGGTACAGAATCTGAAAGTTCATCTTTTGATGCACCCATGGATAGTTCAGAAGACGAAGGAGATACTGTAAGTACAAAAAGTTCTTCTATACCAGAAGATGAAGATGATCGGGATCCTGAAGATCTCCCAAAAACTAACCCACCGGATCTTTCTGATGTTAATCATGATGATCAGAGTGATGATGAAATGGAAGATGATGTAAACACCCAGGATTCATTTGAGTCGAACTTAAATAAACTTATTGATACTGAAACTTATGAGAGAACATATGTGAATATACCTGATGTTAAACTTGAGTCTATTTTAGTAGGACCAGAAAAAATTGAAAAAGAATGTGAAAGTTATCAAAAAATCTGGGAATATCATCTTCTTCATGAGAAATATTATGAATTCAAAAAAGATTCTCAGAGTAGTGTTAACTACATGATTAAAGAGTTTCAGACAAAAAAAAGTGCTGATGATTACGCAAGATCTTATTCTGCTCGTACTGGAGTTCTTGATAATAAAAAACTACATGAGTTTAAATTTACTGAAAATATTTTTAAGCAGATTCAAGTAGTAAGAGATGGTCAAAATCATGGAATGATTTTTATTCTTGACTGGTCTGGATCAATGCAAAATTGCATACTAGAAACGACCAAACAATTACTTCAACTTGTTTGG